TTTCCCGTCAATTTAAGAAATTTAATGGGTGCAGATTATACATATTTTTTCCATATGTTATATTTTCTATCTAAATAAATATTTGAATTATTATATATATAGTTCAAAAATTTATTTGTGTTATTTTTAGAATTAGATTCTAATATAAAAAATGGTTTGCTATATCTATTTATTTCTTTATATTGTAAATTTATATTTAATTCATTATTTAAATGACTTGTTATTTGTTGAATAATTTTTTCTGAACAACTAGCAATATTGAATCTTAAATAATCTCTATTTGATGATTTACATACAGAACCATCTGCATCAAAAAAACCACGAATAAAGTGTTTTATTAAATTATCAGGTACTGTACTTGGAATTAATTCGTTTCCAGTTTTTTGTGGAAAAATAAAATTTTTATTTAGTGATTTACAAAATTCTTTAGAGCTTATTCTTAAATTCGCTCTTTGCGTATTAAAACCTCTATTGTCATCAATTGATTGCAATAATATTTTATATGTGGATGATAATGAATGATTTAATTTTTTTAAATGTTCAAAATCATCTTCTTTTAAAATAATATTAAAACGCATATTATTCTTTTCGATATTACCATCGCCCATAATAAAGCCTAGCCAATATGCTTTTTCTTCAGTATCTATTTCATTAAAAAAATTAGAATTTACTATATATTTTTTTCTTGGATGTTTATATGGATATTGTTGAATATCTAATTTCTTTCTCCAACGTTCAATAGTGTCTCCACTAACTCCACATAATTTTCCAATTTGCTCTTTATTTCCAATTTCTTTTAATTTTGTTTCTAACCATTTTTTATCTTTATATAGTTGCATATGAAAACCTCCAATAAATTATTTATTATCTATAAATAATATTACGGAGTATTGGTATATTATTTTACACCCATACATCTCCAAGGATTAGGAGGTGCTGGATTATATTTAGTATAATTAATAAAATTAGGACGTTCTCCAAATTCTTTTTCGGCACGTCTTAGGATTTCATCTGTTGGTGGTAAATAACAATAATTAAATTTATTTCTTGCATCATCAATCATTGTTTTATTAAAAACACCAGAATCTTCTGTGCCGAATTCTGCTAAGATTTCATGTTCATAAGCAGAAGCCGTCATAGTAGATTTAAAAGAATCATCCATTTCTTGAGTAAAACCAGGATTATCATGGCTAGGGTGGTAGTGCTCCACATAATTCATGTCTCGATTAACACACATATTATAGAATGTACCGCGTTTACCAGTTGGTGTAGATGAAGCTGTAATACCAATATCATCACGTTCGGCAGCAATCATAGCAATGGTATCATAGTCTCCATCGGCCATATAATCGAGTTCGTCAAGAAATATCCAGTCGGCTTTCTGACCCCTCATACTGGCTGCGTTTGACCCCGAAGATGCACCTGTCGTAAAACCTAAAATAGCAGAACCATTTTTAAATTCAATCATATATGGGCTATTAATTAATCGTTTTACTTCATTATCTAATAAAGGACTATTAGCTAAAATTTCTTTTAATCGCATCCAGAATGCATTAATTTGATGTTCGTAAGGAGCGGCAAATAAAACACGAAACGCTGGTTTAGTTAATGCTTTATATAACGCACTTACAATCATCGTTTCTGTTTTACCAGTATTATGTGTAATGAATTGATTTGCTACGAAATTATGATATTCATCTACTTCGATATCGTAAGTCATTTCTGCTGGCAAATTTTTCATATTCACGATGCGCCCCCACATAATTGTATCGCACGTTAATATTTCGTCGTATTCATGAATACCGAAATGGTGCAATACAGTTAATGCAGAATCTAACGATTTATTATAAGACACTTCGAGTCCTAATTCTTTTAATATTTTTTTCTTTTTCGTTTTCGTTAAGCTATCAAGTAACTTAATAATATTTCTAGGTACGAATGGATTATCATCATAATAGTCTACAGAGTTTTTATAAAATGTATAATCTTTTTCTGAGAATTTATCTTTAATATGTTGTAATCCAAATGTCTCTATTGTTTTAATCACGAAGATATTTTTATCTATCGTAAAATCACTGAAGTTATTTTCTAAATGAGCATCACCGAAGATACCGAATTGTGTTAATATATTTCTGATACCCGCGATTAAATAACTTCTATTATTCTGGAATGTAAAATTTAAAAACCGAGTATTATATTCCACGATTCTTTTTTTCTTTACGGTAGTATGTGTTTTAAATAATTCATTAAAGAAAATAATTAAATCTTCTTTTCGCAACGAAGCGATATCATTAAAATTACCATACCAACCATACCAATGACATAATTTTAGTATCTCTTCATTTTTAACTTCGAAGAAACATTCATCTTCTGTACTTAATAAACGCCCGCCCATATTTTTAACAGCTTTACTGACTACTTTATACGTAGGCGAATCTTTTAATAATAAAAAGCCATGGCGTTTATTTTTATAAATATAACTATTATAAATATTAGCTATTAAACGAATTTTATTTTCTTCCATGGTATTGTCACCGAAGAAATTAATTTGACTCGCAATAGCAATATGGTCATCGTAAGTTAAGTCTTCTGTATTTTTCCAACCTGTAGCTGTTAAAAATGGATGATTATCGGTTACGATAATTTGTGTGCCGAGATGTGTTTTTATATATTTTAATGGTTTAACACCATTTTCCCATATTCTAGCTTTTTGTTTATGTTGCTTATACGTTTCCATATCATAAGCAATGACACTAAAATCATCAGGAGTTTTTTCAAATATATCTTTGGCTTGTCTATATCTTCCTTGTTGACTATCAAAAATCATAGTTCTGCCAGCGACACAACGACGTCCACATCTAAATACTAGACGTGTATGTGTATCTCTTAACATCTCTGCTTGATAGTCACGAGCAATCCATGGCACTACCTTTTTTGTTTTAGGGTCATTCGTTCTAATGAAAGCCTTAGCCCATAATACAGGGTCGCCCATGATTTCTTTCATTTTGGCTTTTTCTATTTCATTTAATTTAAATGCCAAAAGAGAAATCCTCCTTTATGTAAATTTAAAAAATAATATACTTATTATAGTATAGCACAAAAGAGCCTAGTTTTCTACTAAGCTCTTTTATCATTATCGTTTCATATATTTGGCTTCATTACCCATGACTGCCATTTTATTATTATATTGTGTTCGTTTCATGACATTCATGGCTGCTTGACGCATAGTATAAGCACCTTCTGTTTCATTAAACATAGCATTCTGGAATGGAGTACCATTGCCTCTGTACATCATAGTATATTGATGTTCACGTAATGCTTGATAGCCTTTAATCGCATATTCAGGAGCATTCATAACTGCTTGTGCTCCTAAATACGTACCCATACCGAATAAGCCTAATCCAAATTCAGCAGCGCCTTTCACGAAAGACGAACCAGTACTATTACCTTCTTGTTTACTATCATTATATGTACTATAGCCAGCTAAGCCACCCATAGCTACATTCATTTTGCTAACGTCAGGTTTAAAACTAGGTCTAAGTGCTTTACCACCAGTTTTTAATAATGATACGGCTTTACCTAAAATCATTTACCGATTTTACCTAACATACCTAATGCACCAGCTACGCCTAAACCAGTACCAGCTGCTGTACCGATACCTGCTGAACCTTGACTATCACCAACACGATTACCAGCAATACCAGCACCAGCTACAGTACTTGCTACAGCTGCACTCGTAATACTTGCTTGTAGTCTATCGCCACGTTTCCATGCATCAGCAATTGTTTTGAAACCATTAATCGGTTTATTAAACATACCCATAATCTTAATCCTTTCTGTATAAATTATATAAAGATTTTATACTAGAACCAGCATTTACGCTTTTATATCGTATTTCTGTATTATCTAGCCATTCATTAATCAATTTTAATATATACGTAATCATATATTAACCAAATCGATTCTGATGTAATGCAAATGCTAAACTGCCATCTACACTACCAGTATTACTATATTGTTTTTTATCATCAACAAAGGGTGTAGCATTTTGTACTGTATTATCGATAGTACCTAACGAATAATTTTCTACTGCGTCCATCCCTTTACTAGTTGACGAAATCATGCCAGCACCGATAATGGCACCCACGCCTAATTTAGTAGGAACAGGTACAGGAATTTTACTAGTATATTTACCTTCGCCAAATGATTTAACATTAACGAATTTCCCGCCAATTTTTTTAGCTGAACTAATTATACTCATGTATTTATTCTTCCATATTAATAATATCTTTCATCATATCAGATAATGAAACAGCTTGTTCATCATCTTTTTGATTTTTAATTTTATCTTTACGAGTCATCATCAATAATTGATATACCGAATCTCTTTTTTTACTCATACGTTCATACGCATCCCATGCTTTAGATACGGTCGGCTGAATAATTTCATTACCTTCTCTATCGGCACCAATAGCCATATCAAGTACAGGTGTACCTTCTTTAGCGAGTAACGCTTTACATCGTTCTAACATAATATCTAACGTAATTAATTCAGATAATAAATTCTTATCTGTAAAACTAGCTGTATTAATATCTATATCAGAAGAATATCCCATGGCTCTAATATCTATTTGTGCGAGTTCAGTAGGACAATATTCACCGACAGGAGCCATATCATATTTTAATAATTCACAGGTAGATTCATATGGACAGACTTTGCCTTTACATACTAATGGTACTTTAGCGAACATACCATTTTTAGTACTTAGCATAGTCATAGCAGCTTTTTTACTTTCGAGTGCCTTAGGAGATAAACCCCATGGGTTATCGCTTTTGGTCATTAATTTTTCGAAGCGTTCTCTTTTTTTAACGATACCATTTAATTCTTCTTCTTCCGACCAAGTATCTTCCGCACCAGATTCAATTAACTCTTTATCTGCCAAGCAGACACCTCCTTTATTATAATTAGTATATAAAAAATAAAATTAATACTTGCATCTATTTTTATATTACTATATAATAATAACAGAAAAACTAATTGCATGCAAAAGGTAGTGTGAATCTCCTCGTTAAATAAGAATACCTACCGTAAAGTTTTTCTTTTCTCTCTCTCCTGTCTGACTGATACAGACAACAAAACTCCTTATAATGATAACAAAAAAAGAGATGGCTAACCTCGGGCTGTCTCTTTTTTTGTATCTATTTTTTCTTTCGCGGGAAAAAGAATTGTGAAATGAAAAATGTAAAAAATATTATATGAGAAATGGAAAAGCATTTGATAAATAAAAGAAAATTATATTGTTATTATCGGCTAAATGAAAATCCTATAAAGGAATGAAAAATTGAAAAAAATTGTGAGAAGTAACAAATTATCAATTAAAAGTTTTAGTTGAGAATGCGTATATGGATTTCAAAAATTACAAAAAATTTGGAGTGGTAGCAGGTATAAATGAAAATTTTGGGCCTGAAAGTTTTGAGCCCCCGGGTTGTAAAACTGTTTCAAAATTTTTATTTCTTTCGCCTTTTTTAATCTGGGCGACTTTTTAAATACAGATTATTTATTTTTCATGTGGAGGTAAATAACCATGAAAGAACTAAAAACAATCCATGAACTTTGTGTTAATATCGTTGACAAAGAGATGGAGAAAAAAGCAATGACTGGTGAAGGTTTCACACTAGAAGAGAAGAAAGCCATTGCAACTAGCCTAAATCTTCTTTGGGCTAAGACTGAATTAAAATTCGGTCTCAAGTTTATTCTTCGTTGTTTAGATGAGGAATGGGAGTTAGATGCTGAGTCTTCTTACGATTGTGGAGAGAAATGTACTTGGGAGCCATCAAAAAGCAAGTATTATACTGTTGCCAATATATTGTTATATTGCAATGGGTATAAAACATTCAA